TCTAAACTCATTGTTATCAATAATATCAGGAGTGTTATTAGTTGTATCGCAAACAACTAGGAATCCGTAGAGTCCACGTTTTGCTTCAACATCTCGTAGATAAGGTTCAACAATGTTTCTAAAGTTTGCTCTCGTTAACTCATCATTTAACTCGAAGAGTTGTGCTTCTGCAGCTTTCTGCAGTGCTTGCTCAATTGTAAGGAATAAACGGCGAACGTTAATTCTGTCAAACGCTGATGCATATGCGAGTGCGGTTTTGTCACCAAAGAGTAGTGTACCTGTACCAGGTTTTGTAACAACAGCGTTAATTCTATTTGGATACAGTTGATCTCTTTGATCTTGTGTTGGGTTGTATGCAAGTTTAATTGCATTGTTTATGATTCCTCTTTGCTGACCAGCAGGAGAGAACCAAGGATATGCAACGACATTTGTGCGACACATTAGTCCAGCAATGTCTCCATTGGTTGGAATGTATCTAAATTCGTTGTTAAATCTGTCGTAAGTATACTTGTAACCACTATCGAAGATTCCGTAAGAGGAAGATGATAGAGGAGCGAAGTATGTAATCAGGTTAGTAGTCTGTGTAGTTGTGTTTGTTACGTTAACAAGGTCACCTCTATGAGGACCAATACATGCAACACAGTCTTTTCTATCTCCAACAATGGATAACAGACTATTTGCTTTTGCCTGTGAGAGATCTCTAGCACCTAAACCAGGCCCCATGATTAGATAATCTACCTGAATCTCATCTTTATTGGCAAACTTATTATATGAAGTCTTAAGATCACCTAGAGTAGCAGTCATACCACCATTCTGTCCGACTTCAGGAATTCCAGCACCATAATCAACACCACCACCAAATTTATAGGTTTTGTTTCCTATAAGTGAGAATGTTGTGTCTTGTGCCTTCTGACCCCATAAACCTTGAGCAGTTGTATAAGGTGTGCAAGCAGTTCCGAAACCAGATGCAATTGGTTCAGTATTCCAGTAGGTATCAGCAGCAGCAGATACGTTGTATCCAGCGTAAATATTGTCGGAGAAATCTGCAAGATACTGTTTGTAGTATATCTTCTGTGGAGAATTTACTGCAGAGATAGCATCTTCTGCCTTGGAAAGACTGATATGCTTCTCAAGGATAGCACCTTGAACTCCACTGATGGTACCAAAGTCATCAACAACAGCAAGATGCATTCCGTCGTTCTTGCCCTTTCTCTTGGTTACATAATTGTTAGATGATGGTCTTGGAGCAAGAGACTTCCAGTAAACTACTGAATTCTCTAATCCTAGAACCTGATTATCATACCAATCTTCTGCAGCCGTTGGTGAGAAGGTTACTGGAGTATTCACTGCGTTTGGAGCACCAGTATTAATACCAGAGTTGTTTACAAACCAGATGTTATCGGAAGTATCGAATGAAGCGTATTGAGTATACTGCTTATAATCGATTTTAGTTTCAGTACCTGCACTAGAAACTCTAGATACAATTTTTACATCAACTGTAGAAAGACTGTTCGTAGCATCTGTTGATACACCAGTTATAATTCCTTTCAGGTATCCGCTAAATCCAGCAGTACTACCAGCACCAGGTATGACCACATCCGATAGTGCAGCAGTTACAGCATATCCAACGATAGCACCATAATCTCCTGGACTTGTAGTTGTGATACCTAAAGTCTGGTCTGCCAAGTCGTCAATGAAGCAGACTTTTAAACCATTTGCCCAAGAACCTGGGTTCTTTGCACCATAGGTAAATTCTGTCGATGTATTCCAGTTGTTCTGGTAATCATCGTAATTTTTAATTTTTAAGTTACCAGCAGACGTAGATGCTATTCCAACACCTGCGTTTGCGTTGTTTAAGTTCGTTCCGTCAGTACGGCAAACTTTTAAGACTCCCCCGTAAGTAAGGTAAGACGCTGCTGTCATCCAGTACTCGTATTGGGCATCCGTTCCTAGCGGTTTACCATATACGTTGATTAGATCCTCTTCTGTAGCAATATCAATTGGTTCATCGACGGGACCGATGCTGAATGGACCAGCAATCGCACCGATGTTATCCAATACATTTTCAGCTCTTCCTACGGTAAGGTCAACCTCTCTCGTTAATACACCAGGAGATAATTGAGGTGTCGCCATGCTTTAGACTCCGATACTCAGTATTTCTGAAAATATTTATTATTTTGGATGTTTACATATAGTCCCACATATAGTTCATACCTCCACCCTTGTCTCCATATTCATCTGTATACCACCTATCACCTTCCGCATCAACAAAAGTACCTTCTTCTAATCCATCAGCAATAAAACCAAATGGTGCCATATCTTGCTCAATCTGATTTTTCTGTTCTTCATACAATCTTTTCCTTACATCCTGATCAGTAAGTTCTTTGAAATAGTCTTGTGCAACCAACCAAGCATATATGACAAGACACATAGCTAGATCATCATTACACCCTTCTTCTGCCTCAAATGAATTATGTTTTTGAATAAAAGTTGTTAATTCACTTAATATTTCATAATCCTTAAATAATAATTTATCACTCTCAATAATAGTCTTTAAGTTAAGAGCACCAACCTTCTTAACAGTCTTGGACATCTTAACTCCAAGTTGTGTCTTCTTACCAGAGAACCCCTGACCTACAACTTGACCTGCTCTACCTCTCATAGAACACATTAAGAGATTTTCATATTCTAAATCGTAATTTATAATTGCTGCTACCTGATCTCCAATATCATTTACTTCACATAAAATAAATGCTTGATTATACTTTGATGCTATTTCATATATGATACTTGGGAATAGCATAGGTTTAATCTCATTATTCCTATACTTTGCTACTACCTTATGAGGGAATGAAGTAATATCTACAACTACAAATGCAGAGTAATCTTTCTCTACTCCTCTTGCAACGTCTACTGTAACAACATAATCATGTTTCTTTTCTGGTTCTTCATATACATCAAGTCCTGCACTTGATGTCATTGGATTTTCATAAACAAAAGATCTTAATTTACTAGGTGCAATAAGAGTATCAACAGATCCTAGAAACTCACATTCAAATTCAACCTTAAACTGTTGCTCTGAAGTGTTTGCAATAGTTTGTTGTCTCCATTTATCATCTCTACCTGGAACTTCAGACCAATGAACATCTGTTGGAGTATATTCATTCTTTCCTCTTTCTGCGTCGTGCCAATACCTATAAAAATGGTTCATCCCGTGAGGAGTAGATACCATTATGACTTTCGTGCTTTTACCAGAAGTAATAGTAGGATAAACAGAGGCAAAAAACGAATCAGCAATATGATTTGGAACGAATGCAAACTCATCCAGAAACAAGATATTGAATGACATTCCTCGAACAGCTGAGGCACTAGTCGAAGCAGCCAAGATTTTGGAACCATTTTCTAACTCCAGTGAACCTCTATTCCATGACAAGACACCTTGTTGCATCCACTTGGGAACATTCTCATATGCAGTTTGTAGTCTGCCAAGAAGTTCCCTTGCGGTTGCTGCCTTGTTAGCAAGAATACCAATATTTACACTATCATTAAATAGCAAATAATGCAAGAGATATGAAATACATGTTGTAGACTTACCTGTCTGACGAGGCATCTTACATATATTAAATCTCTTTTCGTGGAAATTCTTAATTAATTTTTCTTGAAAATCATAAGGTTTAAATGGTGTTAAACCTTCATCAAGAGAAACAATCTTAACATGCTGCTTTGCGAAATAAACTGGATCTTCCCTACATGCCACATATTCCAGCAATTGCTCCTGTGTGAATTCAACAGAAACGTTTGCTTTTTTTAGGTTCGGGTTACCTAGATAAATTTCGTCAACTACAGGCATAATTAAATCATTTCATAAGTTTGTCCAAAGTGTTTTCTATCGTGTGCTATTGTTCTTTGTTGTAGGTCTAGTGCTCTTTTTAATTCTTCTACTTTCTTTTCTAAATCTTTAGTTTTATCATCCCCCTGTTGTTTGGAGGATAGGTTCTCCAGGTTCATGTTCCGATACTTGATAGTTCCAGAGTTTAGCACCAGGATACACTTTTCTCACTTGATCCTGAACTTCTCTGCGTGATGGTTTCACTACTGAAGGGAAAAACATCTTTATCATGTAGTTACTTCCCCGCCATGCCAAATATACGTCGATTATATTTCCGACTTTATTATAATCTGGAAGTTTCGTTGCTTCCTTTAGTGGGTCTTCGTATTGTATGTTTGATTGTGGAACCTTTATTGGGTCTGGTTTAATAACATCAAACGTCTCAAATTCACGGAACTTGATATCTCCTGTGGCATCTTCGACCTGAATACCACAGTTCTCTAAAGCAGCAATTTGTGCTGGTCCCATGTGAAAATTATATCAATACGTTACTTATTTAGTTTTATAAGCAATTTCAACAGTTCAAACGCATTATTGAGTGGATAAATCATACCGTAATAGTATTAGATTTAACAGTGACTGTTGCGGAAGAAGAACTTCCCATATTCACTTGCATTAACATATTACCACCACTTATCGTTGCTGTAAAGGTTCCTAGCATAGAACCTGTTGCAATTGCCCATTGTTCAACAATAGTTGCAGTTGTACCATCATGTATTAATCCATATTGACCTGCTTGATATGCAGAACCCTGTGTGATTACTACATCAACAATTGCAGCACGATAAGTAGATGCAGAAATTGTTGCAACTGTTGTAGCACTTGTAGATGAAACAGCAGTATCTGATTCCGATGCAATACCTGGAATGTTAGTTAACGATGCACCAGAACCAGAAAATACAGCTGCAGTTAATGTTCCTGAATTTGGATTATATGACAATCCCGTATCAGTTTCAGCACCCTGATTACCAGTAGCACCATCTACAAATACTGGATATACAGTTTCATCAGTAGAGTTATTTGCACTACAAGCAAAGTTAGTTGCATTAGTTGCAGTAGTTACCGTAACCCCTGCAATGTGTGTGTCTAATGCTGTACCATTAACAGTAATTGCATCTGCTTCTAATGTTCCGTCAATATCTGCATCACCAGAGATATCTAAACTAGCAGCAACAACATCTCCTACTGTAATATTTGGAGTTCCACTTAATCCTGCAGCAGTACCTGATGTATTCTGACTACCAGAAGCATTTACACCTGGAAGGTCAATTGCAGCACTACCATCAAATGATACACCACCAATATTTCTAGCTGTAGCAAGAATTGTAGCAGTAGCAGCATTACCTGTACAAGAACCAGATGAACCAGATGCATTACCAGTAACATTACCAGTTAAAGCTCCAGTAAATGTGGTTGATGTAAGATTTCCATCTGATGGATTATATGTTAGTCCCGTATCAGTTTCAGCACCTTGACCACCTGTAGCACCATCTACAAATATTGGATATACAGTTTCATCCGTTGAGTTATTTGCAGAAACCGTGATGTTAGTTGCAGTTGTTGCTGTAGTAGCAGTAGTAGCATTACCACTTGTATCTTGATCACCAGCAGTGTTAACACCTGGAAGATTAATATTAGCAGATCCATCAAATGATACTCCACCAATATTTCTAGCAGTTTCTAGTGCAGTAGCAGTAGCAGCATTACCTGTTGTATCTTGGTTTAATGTTCCTACGGTAAAATCTAAAGTATTATCAGCATCTTGATATGCAACAGTAATACCTGATTCAGTATTACTACTAACCATACCACCAACAGTATCAGCAATAGTTTCAGCAAGAGATGTTCCAGCAACCGTGAAACTTGTTGCTGTTATAATACCGCAAGTAATATTACCATTAGAATATATGGTAGCAGCAGTTCCAACATGAACACCACCTGTTGCAGTTGTGACTCCAGTTATATTAACATTACTTAAGAATGTTGCTGGAGTTCCTGTTTGAATATTATCCGTAGATGCAACACCTGTTAAACCTGTTCCATCTCCAACAAAACTTGATGCTGTTACTATACCAGAGAAAGTTGCATTACCATTAGCCTTAATCGTCGCAGCAGTACCAACCTTAAGACCACCTATTAAATTTGCTTCTGTAGTAGTCTGAATATTATCTGTAGATGCAACTCCAGTTAAACCTTCGCCACTACCAACGAATTTAGTAGCAGTTACTATACCAGAGAAGGTTGCATTACCATTAGACTTAATCGTTGCAGCACTTCCTACTTCAACACCACCTGCTGCAGTAACAATACCAGTATAGTTTGCTTGACCACTAGAGTCTGCGACCTTACTTCCACCAACTAAAATTGTACTTGTTGATGCATCTAAAGTTATACCAGTACCAACAGAAACCTTATTATTAGCAGCATCTAAAGTAATACTACCAGTACCAATTGTCAGAATACCAGTTACACGACCATCCCCCTCAACAATTAAAGAAGTAACAGCTGATCCTGCTCTTACATGTAAACCACCTAAACAAGATGTTAATCCAACAAATGTAGATACACCAGCAGTTACATGTAAACCTTCATTACCCGTCTGCTGTATACCCTTGGTTGCCGTGACAATACCAGTAGAATAGATATCAGTTACAACATCATAATTAAGTTGGGCAGCAGTTAAAATACCACTAAAATATCCACTCGTAGCAGTAATAACACCAACACTTAATCCAATACCAGATACATTACCTTTGGTTAATACTTCATCTAATGTTGATGAACCTGATAGTGCAGTACTTGCAATACCAACCCATCCATCTCCATTATAGATTAATAACTTATTAGTTCCTGAACTCTCATCAAAAGATACATCATCAAGGTCTTTAATAAACCCTGCACCACCGCCACCGATGGTATATAACTGTTGCTGAACTCTATTAACAAATAACTGATAATGCTTTGATAAGTCCTCTAATGTAGCAAACTTCTTATTAGTTGGTGTAAGAGGATCCTTATTATCTTCACCTGGATCTGGTTGAATAGGACGATTATTTACTTCTTCAGTTAATACATCCTGTTCTTCTTTTAATGTTTCCTGCTTACTTTTAATTTCTTCAACAAGAATCTTAAGAGAATCTATACTTATATTGAAGTCTTCCCTAACTTTCTTAATATCTTCATCATAATATTTTACTTTTGGAAGGTTTTCAATCTCTTCTGTCAGAGCAGTAAAGTATCCATCAAAGATATCCTTTGCTTCTGTATTCTTTCTATTGAATTCCTTAACTTCCTCTTCAACTCTTTGCTTTAATACATTTAATTTACCAAGTATATCCTTCTTTAATAATCTATCATCATTCTTAAAAGAATGTTTTGTGTCATTTATTCTTAAAGCAGCTTCTCTTAACTCCTTGTATATCTTATCTTTAGTTTCTTTTAAATCCGAAGTTATTTTATCAATACTAACTCTTTTTTCGAAGTCTTTCTTATCAAGATCTTCTGTAAGATGATTAATGTCATCATCAAATCTATCTTTAAGATCATTGATATGATCATTAACCTTACTAAAATCATCATCAATTACACCAAAGGTCTTACCAATCCAAGAGAAATCTGGGACTTGATTAACCTCATTAACCCACTTTGGGAATACTGGTATAGATTCTTTTACTGCAAGAATGTCTTCTTTAAGAGACTCTAAATCTACCTCATAATACTTTGGTTCTGGAAGGTTTACAATATCTTCCTTAATGACCTTAATCTTCTCCTCAAGGTCATTTACCTGTTCATCATAATATTTTATTTCAGGTATATCAGCAGCATTCTGATTTATCTCTTCTCTTAAGGAAGCAATCTCATCATCATAATACTTTATCT